TCAATCAAATCACCAAGTTCTTTAAGAGTATCATAAGCTGTGCCAGCACCGTTTAATAGGTCATTCTTAACAGCATTTGCAGCAGTAGTAGCGGCAGAATCAGCATAGGATTTTGCAGAAGCCAATGCGCTATCAGCAGCACCCTTTTTATCATAAGTAGTGTCGTGATTGTGGTTTGTATTAGCTTTACCAGATGCTACAGAGTCCGTATATTCTTTTGCACTTGCAAGAGCACTACTTGCCGCACCCTTAGTCTCGGCATCGGTAATTCCATATCCAGCCAATGTAGTCGGATTCGTACCGCCAGTAACATGACCTTGTGCATTTACTGTCACGCTCTTATAAGTGCCAGCAGTTACGCCAGAGTTGGGATGTGTGTAAACATTTGTTTCACTTCCATTGATAAGAATATTACCATTAGTTGTGGAATCTGCGACTTTTGTTGCATCTGTTCTTGCATGAGTAGATTGAGAATGAGTATAAGCAGTATTCCAGTTAGACTTATTTGTTGTAGTTACGTGGATGTCAGAATCGTCTGTGTGAGAATCGAGTGTATCGCTTACTACATCTAAATTTGTTTGAACAGCAGAAGCAGAACCCTTTGTGTCGTATTTAGAGTCGTGATTATGTGTTGAATCCGATTTAGATGCAAGCTTTGTATCAATTTCTGCCTCGGTGTAATAAGTATCGCCAAGTGCTTCAATCGCATCGTCGGTATAAGACTTTGCAGAATTTAAAGCTGTATTAGCAGAACCGCTTGCATCAGCACCGACATCAGAAGCAGAAAGGGTAATGTTGGAAGAAAGTTCTTTTCCGTTAACAGTTCGTGAAGTAGGTGCATAATTGCTATGAGTATGACCAGTGTCGGATTTGCCAGAAAGCTTTACATCAATCTCTGCTTCTGTATAATAAATATCATCATGATCGTGATCGTTGTTTGCTTTGTTTTCTAAAGCGGCATCAATTTCTGGTTTGGTATAAGAATCTACAGCTGGAATGTTTGCTATTTTCTCATCAGTGTAAGACTTTGCAGTTTCAAGGTTAGCGTCAGCATAAGCCTTAGCTTCATCTAATTTTATCGAAGAGCCAGTCTTTGTTTCATAAACGCTCTCGATAGTATCTATCTTATCAAGAGTTTCCTGAACATCTTCGGTAAGAAGACCTTTGCTAATTTCGTCATATACGGCAATAAGACCAAGTTCGGGTTTGTTAAGCAGGTCGTTCCAAGAGATGGATTTTTGAATTTGATCTAAAGACATGCCTGTAAGCGTTTCGGCGTCTTTAGCGTTAATTTGTTTTCTTTGTAGATTACCATTTTTATCTGTATAATCAAAGAATAAGGCTCCATCGTCACAAAAATAAACATAACCGTCACGTTTAGCAACAGCATCTAAATCTGCACGACTGCCTCTAAATGGTTTCCAAAGTGCCATTTCTATTCTCCCTTCTAAGTAAGAATGTTGGCTTTATATAAAAAGTTTTCTTCGTGTCTCTGACTACAAAGCCAACTGTTGTTTTCAAAATTAATTATTTGTAATTTTCAAGTTTTAAGCATTAAATATGCCCAAAAATTCTATTTTTATAAAATAAATATATCAGTTAACTCTTTTCCATATATTTACCGCAAGATACGGAGGCATATTATTGTGAGACATTCCGCTCCCCGCAGTTGTGGTCGTATCTCTATAAATCGCAACGGATTTGTTAGTGACGCCATAACCTTGTTCCAAACTGGTTTCGGGCGCAGTTTCCGTAGTCCATAATTGATGTCTATTGAAATCGTGTGCGTGCGTAGGCATCTCATCTACTGTCAATGTGTGGGTAGCTTCGCCGCCCTCAGTATTAATTGAATAAGTAGAACTTGACGCAAGTAAAAATCTGTCTTCAATTTTCTCCCAAGAACCAAATCCAAACAAAACTAACGGAGATACATCTGATGTCGATATATAAATGGAACCAACAGGGGTAAATCATTTCAAAAATAATTTCTTTGGTAAAATTTCCATTATCCATCAATAACCCACGCACATATTCCTTAGTAGCTATTTCTGAGGCTTTGATCTCTACGTCTACATCGTCTATCGTATATCCTACTTTATTGGCACGATCCGCAAGCACATTTAAACGCACCAAATTACCTTTGTCGTCTTCACAATCAACATACAACAGGCCAGTATCAACGCAAAAATAAATAGAACCGTCACATAAGGGTCGTGCATTCAATGAGGAACTGTGTCCTCTAAGCGGTTTAAGTATTGCCATCGTTGTTTCCTCGTCATTCGGTTATTTTTTTTAAAGAAGGCTAGTGGGTTTCCCCACTAGCCTATTAAGTTTATTTATATTTAGATTCTATTAAAAAGAACCCCACTGAAGCTGCTCAAACAGACTTGCAATGTCATTCTTGTTAGTAGTAACCTGACCCTCAGCAAGAGCCTTAACCTGAGACTCGGTCTCGGTCTTAGCAGCAGCAATTGCCTCGCTCTTAGCAGTGTCGGCATAAGCATTGGCAGAAGCAAGAGTAGCAGAATCACCAGAAGTAATCTTGCCCTCAAGTTCAGTCTTAAGCGCAGAATCAAGTTCTGCAGCCTTTGCTTCAGCAGCAGACTGAGCGGCAGAAGCCTTGTCGTCTGCATAACCAGTAGTAGCATAACCCTTAGCGGTAATTCTTGCTTCTACTGTATCCTCGAAGTCAGTAATATCAGCAACTACATGCTCGTGCTCAGCTTCGGCATAGTTGCCTGCAAGACCATCTGCATAGTCCTTAGCATTCTGTTCTGCCTTGTTCCAAGCTTCACGCTCTGCAGCAGTGATGTGAGCAACAGTATCTCCAGTATGAGTATCAAGGTCGGACTGCTTAGCATAGTCACCAATCTTCAGATCGGTAATCTTGCCATCAACATAATCCTTAGCATTCTGCTCAGATGCATCCCAAGCGGATACCTTCTCGGCGGTAATGCCGTCAAGAACACCCTTGTTAGAGTGGTCATGGTCAATCAGCTCAAGAGCATCAAGTCTTGCTCTGTCCTTAGCTACCTCGGTATCGGTGTAACCCTTAGCCTCAGTAAGCTTATTGCCAGCATCTGTCTTAGTTTCATAAGTCTCAGCAGCAAGAGTCTCGTGGTCAGAAATTGCCTTTGCGTTATCGGCAATGTCTTCCTTCATACCAGTTACTTCAGGACCATGCTCCTTAACATACTGGATAAGGTCGTTAACACCATCAACCTCTTCTGCGGATACACCGTTAGTCAGAAGAGTAATCGCATTAGCGTTGGCAGTAATCTGCTCCTGAAGACCATCCTTGTCAGCCTTCTTCAGGTAATCTGCTTCGATTGCATCAATAGCATCAGCATTAGCCTTGATGTCTTCCTTAACCTTAGTGTCATCGTAAGTAGCAGCAGTCTGAGCGTCTGCAATCATCTCAACGATGGTCTTGCCCTCGGTAGGAGTACCAACCTTGCCAGCAAGAGCATCAATGTTACCCTGAAGGGTAGTGTCGGCACCAACAAGCTCAGCAACCTTAGCATCATAAGCAGACTGGTCAACCTTTGCGCCAATCTTGCCTTCGAGCTCGGTCTTCATGTCGCCGTCAGCCTTCTTATAAGCAGCATCGAGATCAGCAATAGCCTGGTCAACCTCGGACTTTACAGCGTGACCTGCATTGCCAATAGCGGTGTTAACTTCTTCCATAGTAGCCTTGCCACTAGCAAGAGTATAAGCCTCGTCCGCCTTGGCCTGAGCATTACCAATAGCAGTATCCTTAGCATCTGCATAACCCTTAGCTTCTTCCTTGGTTGCATAGTTCTTAGCTTCAACCTCAGCCATAGTAGTCTTAGTCTCAGCAAGTGCCTTAGCATCAAGACCAGCCTGCTTAGCATCAGCGATAGCAAGGGTTACAGAACCACCTTCACCGATAGCAGCCTCAAGGTCATCGATATCGCCCTCTGCAGTGGTTACACGATCAGTAAGTTCACCAAGACCCTCGGTAGTAGCAACAGACTTAAGCTTCTCTTCTGCTGCCTGAAGTCTAGTGTCAACACCAGAAATAGCAGTAGCGTTATCAGAGTCAGCCTTCTCAAGAAGAGCGATCTTAGCCTCGTAAACAGACTTAGCTACACCACCAAGTTCTGCAAGAGTCTTCTGCTTGTTAATCTGGGTCCAGCTAGAGCCATTCCACTTAGCAAGTACATTTTCTGCTACGCAGTAATACATGCAAGTTTCATGTGCGCCGTCAGCAGGAAGGGAAGCTACATCATTTACAGTGATAAAATCACCATAACGATGGTAGGAACCATCTTCAAGACCAAGGTAAAGACCTTCATCTTTGGTAAAATACACTGCACCAGGGGTTGCAGTTGCAGGAAGGGAAGCTACGTTACCTCTTAAAAATTTGATCATTTCGTTAGCCATGATAATTTCCTCCTAAAAATTAAAATTTTGTTTTAATAATTATTAATATTGTTTAAGTATTTAATTATAATTCGCCCCAAGTATTAGCCCGTTCAATTTCATAAACAGACTCCTTGAGTTCGTCTACCTCAACAGAGGTGACATAATTAGCCATATAGTAAGGCTTAGTATTGTTATGACAATCTTCATTACTAAGATTGATACGAATAGAATCGCAAGCAATCTTGCCGTTCTCGCCATACCACTCTACCACGTAATCCCAACCAATATACTTAGATTCAGAAGAATTCTTACCAAAATAAGTCCAAGTATCAGAAGCGGGGTCATAAGATGCGAGAGCAAGCCAAACAACGCTATATTTGCGACCAAACTCATCTACTCCTGCAGCAGAATCATCGAAGGTATGTATTTCATCAATAATAACACCTCTGTCGCCCTCTTTAAAGCTTACGGCACCCTCAGGAGCATACGCCTTGAATGTCATATAATACATATTGGGATTGCCATTGGCGCCAACGGTTTGTTTAACGAATTTTGCATCAGCAGGACACATAACACGGATTTCCTTCTCACCGTAGTTTACAAGTGTTCCCTCAGGAGTGTCCGTGATGTCATACTTGCGTGCTACATAAACAGAAGGAATAGAATCAATGATAAGTTTGTCTTCCTTAGACATAGCACCATCAACCTTGCGAGTTGCAAGAGCAAGAGACATAGCGCCGTCCACAAAATGCAGACCGTGAGACACATCGGCAAGCTTAATGTTAATTTCGTTATCAATAATTTCGATGCCAGACCCCGCAGAATAATTGTCTACAAGACCCTTAACAGGAATATAGAGATTAGATGTATTAGCATCATTAAACTCCATTTTAATGTAAGGATCACCGACTTTCGCCTCTTCATAAGGAACACCATCCTCAATTACTGTTTCAAGGGTTGCTCTTTTCAATACGAGGTCGCGAGCGATGTTAATAGTGTCTCCTACATAGAATTCGACGCCGTCGACAGTCTTCTTCAGCTTATAGCTGACTGCAAACCCATCTTCTGCTTCTGTCTGCCTCTCGATAGAGTACTCAGGTACAACTGCCGTAGGAACGAACAAACCGCCTTCAACAGCAACAAGCTGGTTTCCAACGTCAGGCGAGATAGCCACGCTAATAGTTTTGCCGCCATTAGCATCATCAAGAATACTAATGGTTCCATCAACAGGCTTTAAATTGCTAAGTCCGCCACCAGAAGCCGTAAGTTCCTGAAACTTAACATAGTCTTCGGGCGACAGAAGTCCAGCGACTTTATCCGTTACGAGTGCACCAGTGCCATAAAGCGTCGAGCCCTTGTATAATTCTTGAGTTTCCTCAATCCAATACAAGGCATTTGCTTCTTTGGTAAGTAGCGCATCAAATGTTGAGCGTAATTTTACACTCAGAAAACGCACGTTTGCCATGTTTTCACCTTCCTTTCTAAAAATATTTTATAACAACAGATTTAACTGTCATTACCAATTAAATATATTCCCAATTATGCTGGGTAGATTCTTCACCATCGTCGCCAAGCTCTACCCAGTCATTAAAAGGCGAAAGATCAACGGGATTGGGGTTCTCCAAGTTTTTATCGTTTGTCCAGCTGAGAATAAGATCATCCGAAATATGCGGAACAAAAGTTGCGCCAGACGCCCCGATTACCTGACCAAGATTAATAACTTGACCCGTTGTCAAAGTAATAATAATCTCATCATCTACGCTAATAACAAAGCTTTCGATGCCGCAATCATGTCCTTTGGCAGGCATTTCGCATTTATCTCCTATGGGCGCTCCATTTGCAGTAAGCTGAATAGTGTTTGCCTCCATATCAATAATAATATTGTCTGCTTTGTTATCATCAAGATAAGTACTCATATCATTAAGGGCAGAAATGGCCGCATCAACTTTAAGAAGTCTCTGGTCAAGGGCGCTAAGAGCACTATCTGGAACAACATTGCACCAAGCGGCGCAAGGAATAATTGTAACAGTAGCGGGGCTTGTTTTTCTAACACGCTGTATAGCATTGCCATCAGGATCCATTTCTACCTTAGTAAATGTAAGTGTTATTTCAATTTTACCCGCTTCTTTAGTTAAATCGGTATCAAAAGGAAGTTTATATTCTAATCTTTCCTTATACAGCGCCTCAGACTTCACAAGAGTCTCAGTTCGATACTCTCTACTAACGGGCGTAACGTACTCCATCGTCACTGTGAAGTCTGACATATCAATCCCTTTATATGTGGGATCTACAAGAAAATGAAGAGCATCGACAAGTTTGCTGCGCTGCATAATTCTTTCTCGCACACTTGTTATAAGCTCATTACTTTCGCCGAGTAAAATAGTGTACATATTACACCGCCTTCTTAGCAGAAATAATATAAGTGTATTCCTGCTGATTAATTTTTTTATTCGTTAATAATTCTTTTAATTTTTTCTCGTCAACTTTATTATGCTGATATAATCTAGTCAAGCTTTTTATAAATTGGTTCATAACACATTGCCCTCCAATAACATCAAGGTATATGCATCGATAATTTCCTCTGGAGTCTTTAAGTTTAGTACTTTTAACTGTCTATACTCATATTCATCAATCTCAAAAAGCTCAACTGTGTCGTAGCCGTCCACGGGAACCCTATATAATCCACGCACATGCCAAATATATTCGCCGTCAGAAGAAATGATTGCCTGCGCCTCATGTTGAGGGCAGACAATCATAGCTTTATGCTTTGATTGATATTTAACATAATCAAGACGGTCTAAAACATCAATAACTTTATTGTTTTTTAAAACCTTATAATACATTTTAGCCATCTCCTTTTACATAGAAAGCATAATTCTAACATAAACATCCTGCGTATTTAATACTGTAACCGCTTGGGGTGCACCATTGTCGCCTATTCGATGAACATAATTAGTGTAACCAACATGCGGAGAACGCGTCCAATACTGTACGGGATTACCATCAGATGTACGGCAAATTCTCGATTCATTTGAAGAAAAATGACTAATTAATGTGCCCTCGCTAACATAAGGTTCTCCCGTTACGCTAGAAGCAAGCTCGGTAATCGAAGGAACAAAAATATAACAATCAGAATTAGATATTTCAGTAGATTTGTTACCAACCGAAGATTTAACTTTGACTTGCTTAATCAGCTGCCTCCACTGACTTGCTAATGCATAATATAATCTATTATTCAAATATTCATTCAGAGAATATGATTTCCATCCGCCATTATTCGAAGATGAAGATTCCTCCATAATCATAGGCTGAGATAATACAGTAGACGCTATAAATGTTACAGAAGAACGTGCACCAGAATTGTCACTTAAATAATTACGCTTCAATAAACCATTAGTTTCGCAACACGCTTCAAGTGTTAATTCTTCATGCGGCCAATACGCAAGTTGATGACACATCTCGTCACCCAAATCTGCATACCAGATTTTACTCCAATAAATTGTTCCCATGCCATATTGTTCATAAGAACCATCTTCGAGCTTGTTGCAACCAAACACCAGAGACACATTATGAGCCATATTGTGAGCTCCACTCAAATGCCCATACAGAGGTGCATTTGCTTTTACTTGAGAAGCATAAACATGCAAGCCATTCTCGCCCTTGATGTGCCTAATAACAAGCATTTCTCGATTTGAAACAGCCGATGGAGACATAGACGAACTGCCCCATGCAAGTTTTACCCCGCTATTATATGCTAACTGGAAACCGCTTGTATCAAGTCCTGAGAAGCATTGTGCCAAAACAGCACCAGCAGCATTTTCTTCATCCATCTTATAATCGATGGCTAAAACAAAACTCCTATCTTCTGCAAGCAATTTAATGCCTGTATCAATATGGTTTGTGCCAGTAAATACTGTTTTTTCTCCAATAAGAACTTTCTCTTCAATATCAGAACAGCTAACATCGCTACCTAATTGAATGGTCAACGAATCCTTAGCCCCAATGTAGTCTGCCATAGAAATTATTCCAGCCGCATTAAGTTTAGTCATCATATAAACTTCAACAGGGCGAAGAGAAGATAACTCTTTCCCTTCAAAATACTTGTCTGCGTACTGACACGAATCAAATATTGCATTAATAGCCTTATCGCCATCAACATAACCAGACTTATCCCAACTATCAAACAAGTAATATTTACGTGCGCTTTCTCCCGAAGTATACGTTGGAATTTCTCCATTATACGACACCATAGTACCATATGGTGCAACACTAGTCTGAAGCACATTGTTGTTAGAAACATACTGAACAGTATATTCTCTAACCTTTTCCGTATAGGTGGCCTTGATTATCTGATCAGACCAAACAGGAATAAAGTTAGAATCCCATCCTGTATATTCATATTGTGTGCTTATAGTACTTGCCTTTGTAGGTATACTAATTGGATTCTCATCTCTGGTGACAGGATCTACTGGCAGCGACTCGGCATCAACATATTGAACATCTAATACGGTTCCATCATCATTGACAAATGTAACCGTAAACTGCTTAGTAACAGCATCCGCTTCAATAGTAAGATAGGGCCATAACTCATTAAATTCGCTAATTTCTCTATCTTTGCCAGATGCCACCCAAATATAACCAGTAACAACAGGGGTGTTATTTTCATATCCGTCATTGTCAACGCCACGCATATCAGACATTCTGTCAAGAACATT